ATATTCATTTTTACGCATTAATATTATAACCTTTCCTAGAGTCTATTTATAAGACGGATTGATACAACCAAGGCATAGCATCAGCAACATCTTGATTTACTAAAGTGAGAGCCGACAAAATATAATAACATCCTAAACATTGATGTTCGGTTAGTTCAGCCTTGTTCAAAAACTCATCCATCACGACATAACAATAAGTTCTTAACGTCTGTAAATTGTGTGTGGAAATTTTTTCAATTTCTTGCATAGGTATATGCAAAAAGGGTTTGCCGAAAGGGGGACAAATTTTTTGTTTTACAAACGAGGTGAGTTGAGCCCTATAATCCCAAATGTCATACAATTCTATCAAAAACTTTCGTAGTTTTTCTGGATTAAGTTGCAAGAACCATTCTATCTGTGTATAATTTCCTAAAGAATCCATCTTTTGGAAAAGACCGGTTAATCGGTTATCATAAGAAGGTAATTGAATCTCATGATAAATAGGATGGTCTGTTTTGCCCAACAATATGTTCATATTCATTCTCCTATAAATCATGTTTATGAATTCAGGTGGAAATGGATTGCGCGTATAAGGGTTAAACGGTGTTTTCTTTTTTAAAAGATTATAAATAGAAATCACATTAAATCCATAGATAAATTCCTGGTCTTTAAAACTCACAAAGAAATAATAATCTATTTCAGACATATCTTCCGTGGTTAGGAAATCATCTACATTATTGCATAATTTTCGTTTGAACATGGCTGGTCCTTGTGTTTTATTGTATTCTCTTATTTTATACTTTTTCCAGTTTCTTTGAATTAGTGCTGTATAAAAACATTTTTTAAGATAAGTGTGACAATCTTCAATCATCACTTTCTTATTCTTGCGTTTTATTGGATAATTAAAAAAGTCGCAAATACTGACAATGTCATGAATCGTGTATTTCTTCTCTTTTATCCATGGAAAATCTTTATACTTCGTGGGATAAAAACTCATTATATATTCAAAAGATTTATATTTAACCATTTTTTATACACATTCTGACAGGATGTATGTATTGAAAAATAAAATTGATATAAAGATTTTACTTCTCTTCATGTAGTAAAATGGCTAACCTTATCGTCAAAGCTTCTGATTTCACTCCTTCGTCGCAAATGTTTTACGGCAAGCCTCGTGTCAACACGAAAGGCGGTAAGAGCATTAGCATCACGAATGGATTAACGAAACGTGTTCTTATGCTACACACACCTATGATGCTGACGTATGGTGTAAACAATCGCACGAACGACGACGGTACGAATACCTATGATATGAGCCTTCAATTCCCTCGTGATGAGTTTGCAAACAAAGACACCCAAGACCTCAAGCGAGTGATGGCGGAGATGGAAGAGAAAATCATTCAAGATGCATTCGCCAACTCTCGTGACTGGTTCGGTAAGAAATACAATAGCATTGATGTCCTGCGTGAGCTGTGGACTCCTATGCTCAAATACCCTAAGAACAAAGACGATGGTAGTCTAGACACAACTCGTTCCCCTACTTTGAAAGTCAAGCTCCCTTTCTGGGACGGAGAAGCAAAGTTTGACTTGTTTGATGTCAATAGTCGTTCTATCTATCCAAATGAGAATGGGGATACACCTGATATTCTCGTACAGAAGGGAAGCAATGTCTATTGTGTTCTCATGTGTGGTGGTATCTGGTTCGCAAGTGGAAAGTTCGGAGTGACCTGGAAGCTGAATCAGGCCATTGTGAAACCACCCGAGGCATTTGAGAAAGGCAGGTGCTATGTAGCACTGAGTCTAGAGAAAAAGGCTGATTATGACAGTGATGGAGAGTGTGAGCCTGTCCAGAAAGTTGTTCCTGAGCAGACTACAACCGTTCCTGTTCAAGAGGATGTCACTTCAGCTGCAGCCGAATCTGTGAGTGTAACTGAACCAGTGATTGAACCCGTAGCTGCAGTACAAGAACCGGTAGAAACAAAGACAGAGACGGTTGTGAAAGAGAAAAAAGAAAAGAAGTCCTCTAAAAAGGGGGCATCAGAATAAGGTCAGATAATTCGTGAGTATCATAAATACAATCTTGTAATCTAGGAATACCTTTTCCAAATAATTTTTTTTCCTTTTTTTCTTGTTCATTCATTAAAATACTTATAGGCCCCACGTCTACGCGGTCTGTGAATTCCCCATGAATCAACAGGTTGTTGTCTTCGTCTATTTCAATGTGAGAAGGTAATTTAGGTGTAAGAATGACTTTTATTTTTCCATGAAAAATGATTTCGTGATGCCATAAAGGAATGTATATCTTCTCTTCTTCTAAATAATAAACATCCTGTTTGAACAAATTATCCAAAGTAGGACAGAGTGTATAGGTTTTGTATTGGTTCAAGTGTTCTTGCACGGGTTGTATAAAATGTCTTACAAATAAGGGATGTTTGAATAGGGAAAGGTCCGTCTTGTAAAGGGCATATAGGTATTGCCTCAACATTTTTTCATCAAATTCATCTAGAATGGATACTTCTTTCGGTTGAGACAAGATAAAATCATAGGCTTCTTTCAGTTCAATAAATTTCTTTTTGTCTCCGCGTTTGTCTGGGTGAAACTGCAAACATTTGGATTTGTATTTCTTTTTCAGTAAGGGTGTATGGATATCCTTTTTAGAAATGTCTAACAAGGAACAGGCAAGTTCTAAATTCATTGAAAATAAATATATGTTGTATCTATATATGTATAAAAAATACACACGTAGATACAACGCAAGCGCGAACAACAATATAGTCAGAGCCAGAGCCAAATCTAGACGCAACCGAAGAAATAGAACCATAAAGAAAGGCGGAAAAAGACTATGAGGGTAATTGCTCCGACTCTCGGAGCAGTATCTTTGACAGATAAATAATCTAACGTGGTGGTATGGGAGGAGGATTGTTTGGAACTCCCTTATATTTAAACGTGAAATGTTTGGTTTTTTCTGTTGCGATACTTGTGGTTTATTGGTTACCTCATCCAAGTACGATTGCTCACAATATTGTCATGGGTGTTTTAATTGGGGTTTCTGCCTATGTATCGTTAGCGTGGTATGATGTATTGTACTATTGCAACGACCGGCTAAAGCCCACCTTCTTGGGATGGATGACAAAATCGTTGAAACCACCTGAATATTCGAAGAAATATGAGAAACTTCCGTTAAAATATAAGAAAATGATACGAACCGTAGATATTGTCGTATTAGGGATTTTGTTAGTCACCTTTTGTTATCCATTCATCGTGAACAGACAAACGAAATCCCCTGAACCCACAGACACCAATAAAAATGCATGAACCTATAGAGTATGACTTCTTTACAAAGGACGACCATCTATAAGATTCAATTTAAGTGTCATGCAGAAATGTTCAAGATGATAAATAGAACGATATTTTGTATTGTATTTCTCCATGATAGGAACCAACTCTTGAATAGAGAGTTTCAACCTATGGGTATTCAATGTCTCAAAGTAAATGTACTGGAGACATAAATGAATATCGTAATTATAAGTAAAGAGTTGATAGATGCATTCGCGAAGGAAGAACAAGTCATCCCCTGTCTTGATAAACTCTACAATTTTGTCACAGTATAATTTATATTGATTCCCATACATCTCATTCCCTACTTTTTTTAAAGAAATGATGTTACATATTTCTTTCAAATGTTTCGGTAAAAAGGATAGATATCGGGTGCACAATATAAATTTTATTTTTGGATTTCTCATGAAGGTATAAAAAATAGAAAGTAGTTCATTGTCTATCAAATGAAAATTACGACATAAAATCACAATGAAATCATGCTGTGTTTGTACAATACTGGTCACATGGCTGATAAACTCATACCATAGTCCATGTTCATTGGTTCCAAGCAATTCAAAATCTATTTCCACATGAATGTCGCTAATCGTATAATAATAGATTTCATTGTTCAGTGTAATTTCAATCTTTCGTTTGTATTTTAATCCAGATTTACTATACGGTAAAAGTATTTCATTTGCCTTTTTATATTTGGATGAATTTTCTGGACCATAAAGAATAATAGATTCTTTCATATGAATGAATATATAATCATTATTTAAATATATAATGAACCTTATTGTAATATGAATGTATATCAGTCTATAGATGATATTCAAAAAGACAAATGCTTTTTATATCGTCCCATTAACAATAAGTTTTACAATTACATTTATTTTTATAAATTAAGCTATAATTTGTTGTCGTTTACATTGAATTCATTACTCGTATGGATTGAGCTGAAAAGTTATACGGTCAAAGAACAACAAGGACAACTTGTGTTGAGTTATGTCATGGATGAAGTATTTCTAGAAAAGATGATGTTGTTTGAGAAAACCCTATTGGAGGTGTTCAATCTGAATATACAAAAAAAAATACAATATCCTTCGTATGAGAATAAAAATATTTTTTATTACAAAAATAAAGTAGACCCTAGCGATTTCAAACTATTTTTTCGTATTTCTGGAATATGGGAATCGGATACTCATATTGGGCTAACTACCAAAATAGACATTTATCCATCCACATAAAAACAATTGAGTACGACTTGTTGAATGGAAACCGCTAAAAGATTAAAGATAAAGATGAGCACGGAATAGACATACAACTTAGAAGCAATATCTTTGTTTCCGGATGAAGTAAGTGCATATTGATACACGCTAATTCCAATCAAACAAACTAACAAAACCGTAGAGTAGTTTGACCACATGAAAAATTCATCAGGTACAGTTTTCATGTTAATTTGCGTATAATAACGTATGTTAATGCCGATGACCCAAACCATGAGTATAATCGTCATGAGAAGTACCCATGGTAATTTTTTTATATCATTCCATTCATTGGACCCAGGGTCCACATTCACCACTACGATACCCACCATGGAAAAAATAACTAAACTATATCCCCAAATAAGAGAGGTTGCAGGTCCAGATGTACCGTCATTGGATAAAACCACATCCGACAATGCGAATTTTATAAACAATCCTACTAAGATTAAGGCTGCAAATACAGGATTGACTTTAGATTGGTCATCAAATATCTTTGCTAATGAGACAATGTTGGGCATTATGTTATAGTTTTATATTTTTTTGTATGTAAGAGTCAATTTCTTCCTTGGTTTGTCCATGAGGATAATTATAAAATTTGGGCTTTTTCATTTTATTTGTCTTGTAATACAAATAAGGACCATAGGGACCCTTTCGTAAACTCCACTCCGCGTTTACCTCTAAAAGAATATGTTCGTTTTTGTCT